TAATTGGTCACGACTTCTCTGGTGGATCTAGTGGTTCTATTGATGTATCTAAGGCGTGGCCTAACGGGTTTGACAAAGTTGTAGCTATTGCGGCACACAACGGACTGTTGATTATCTTTGGTGAGAACAACACGCTTGTGTACGCTAACGCAGAAAGCCCCGCATCTATGGAGATACGTGATGCTATTCCGGGCGTTGGCTGTGTAGACCGTAAGAGCGTACAGAACATTGGTACTGACTTGATCTTTCTGACTCAGACAGGCTTGCGTAGCCTCGGCAGAACCATACAAGAAAAGTCTCTGCCTATTACAGACTTGAGCAGAAACATCAAGCAGGAGATTATTGCTAACACTTTGGCTAAGTCTGAACCTGTTAGTTCTGTGTACAGCCCTGAGAACTACTTTTACCTGTTGTGTTTTCCAGACTTAAATTTAGTCTATTGTTTTGACGTTAGGGGCTTGTTGGAAAACGGATCATACAGAGTAACACGCTGGCCTAGTGTGGACTTTAAGAGTTTCCACAGGGACAGGAACGGTGACATATACATTGGTACAACCGCTGGTGTAGGCAAGTACGAAAATTACTTAGATAACGGTAGCTCTTATCGCTTTAGGTACTTTAGCCCCGGCCTTACCTTTGGTGATCCAGCACGAATCAAGATGCTGAAGAAGATTAGACCTACTTTGATTGGAGGAAACAACTCAGACATATTCCTCAAGTGGGCTTACGACTTTTCAACATCAGCTAGCAGCAGCACGTTTAGAACCAGCAGTTCTATTCCGGGCTTCTTTGGGCAGTCTGAGTACAACATTGCTGAGTACTCTGAAGAGGGCATTACCTTGAGCAGAAACTCGCTGAACACTACAGGCTACGGCTCAGTAGTTAGCGTAGGTCTTGAGACAGACATCAACGGTTACGCACTGTCCATACAGGAAATGAATGTATTAGCACTCGTAGGTAAAACGATATGATAAATTACGATAAAAACAGGGGTACTTACTAATGGGTTTTTTAAGTGACATTATAGAAGCCTTTGTTCCCAGCAACATTGAAGGTCTTTATAAAGACCCTCTTCCAACAGCTACGGCTCCTGATATTTCGTTTAAGCCGTTTACAGTGGCGGGACCAACAGGGACAATTAGCGCAGGAGGGACGACTCGATATACCTTGTCTCCCTCTGGACAGGCTTTACAAGAAGCTCTAGAAACTTCTGCCCTGTCTAGGTTTGGTGCTACACCAGCAGGTGTTGGTCAAGTAGGGACTGCTGCTGAACAAGCTATGGGCGTTGGTGGGCAATTCATGGGCCAACTTGGTATGCCTATGGGTGCTAGAGAACAAGAAGTGTATGACCGTATTAGGGCTACACAGCTTGGTGAAGAAGAAAGACAAAGGCTTGCATTAGAAGAGCGTTTGTTTTCTCAAGGTCGAGGCGGTGTACAAACGGCTATGTTTGGTGGGACACCAGAACAGTTTGCTTTAGCACAGGCACAAGAAGAAGCTCAGAACAGAGCATCTCTGGCAGCTATCCAGCAGGCACAGGCTGAACAACAACAACAGGCTGCAATTGGTTCACAGTTTACAGGCTTAGGCGCTGGCTTATTATCACAACAACAGGCACTTGAGGCTGGACAGCAACAGATGGGCTTGGGCGCTCTTCAAGGTGCTTACATACCACAAGCAGCTATGTTGTCAGCGTTCTCACCTGCACTTAACGTTGCGTCTCTGGCAGATGTGTCACGTAGGCAGGCTGGCGAACTTGCTCTGGAAGCTCAGATGGCAAACATTTCTGGTGCTGTTGGTCAAAGAGCTGCACTTGCTAACCTGTATGGCGGTATCTATGGTGGTCTTGGATCTGGCATAGGTGGTTTGTTAGGTGGAGACGGTGGCCTCCTTGATATACTTTTTGGCTAATTAAAGGATAAACAAGATGGCTATTGATATAGGTGGAATGCTGGCAAGATCAGGAGCAACTACTGGTCAGCTTATGGGTGGTGGTATTGCTAATCTTGGTTCTAGCATAGGCGGTATGTTGACTAGGCGTAAAGAGCGTCGATTAAAAGAGGAACAAGAATTAAAACAAAGAGGTATGATGGGTGGTATGTTGGCTGCACAACAAGCAGCAACTGAGGGACGTTTTGATACTCAAACTATGAAAGAATACATAGGCAGTCTACAAGGACTTGGTGTTCCTACGCAACAAATCATGGCAACAATTCCTGCTTTACAACAAACACAACAAGCTGGTGTTTTAAACAACAAACAAAACCAGTTAGTTGGTTTACAGCAACAGCTTAATGAGCAGGCAAATATCTTACTAGAATCTGATGATATCTCTAGAAAAGAAGCAGCTAACTTTTATATAGATACTATTGAAGAACAGATGGTAGAGATTGCTAAGGACACAAGAGGTATTGACGCTGCTAATTTTGTTGGTGTGGGTGACAAGACAAGGGCTGCTGTTACTAGGTCTCAACTCGCTCAGATTGAAACAAACGCTAAAATTAGTGGGGCTCAACAGCAAATGGCTATCTCTGCTTTAGAGCGTTTACAGTTTGGTACAGAGGCGTGGAATGCTAAAGCTGCAGAGTTAGAACAGGCAGGTTTCCGCAAAGCAGTACAAACTGTTCGTGAATCACAACAAAAGATTCAACTAGCTAATAAACAATTTGAAGAGGATATGTCAACGTTTACAAATCCTACTCCAGCACAAATAAAAGAGATGGAAGACAGAGGTATTCCTGTACCTAAAGATGCTATAGGCCAAAGACAGGCTTGGAGAGGCTTTCTTAAATCTAAGCGAGACAAAGAAATAGCGGCTGCTACTGCTTATCTTGATCCTGTTACTAGTACGCGAGCAGAAGGTCTTGTAAGGTGGACAATGCAAGGTATTGCTGAAAAAGGAGACTTTGTTGATATCTTTTATGATGACATTAACACAGTGATTGAAGACCTTACACCGGAACAGCTTAGTGAGATTAGCTCTTTAGTTACTGGACGATCTGAATCAGAAGTTGCTCCTACTATTGAAAAGTGGTTAAGACGTAACTATCCTGAACCTTTTGAAAAGTCTAAGAAGTTTTTTGAAAATCGGCAAAAAGAAGCAGAGGCACGAGAAAAAGCAATTCAGCAAGTGCTTGCCGCTAATCCTCCCGGCGTTGACGAGCAGGGAAGAAAAATAGGTTTAGATCCTAATGACCCTGTAGACGTAAGGAGAGCTGAACAAGAACTTGATGAGTCTCTTAGCACAGAAAGATCGACAGAAACAGGGGTAGGTACTCCGTTTATTCCTGCAACTGCTTTCTAGTATATAAATATAGCTATCATTGTATCTGCTGAGTAGAAAAATATGCCCGTAGCAACTGCTAAAGAATTACGAGCAAAAACGCTTGACCCTCTTTTTAGAGATCCTGCTGTTGACCGTGCTTTAAACATGATGAATCTCGATCCTTATCTTGTTCAGGATAATATCCTACTTTGGATTGAAGCGGTAGGTCAGATTGAATCTAGTGGTGGTAAAAATACCAGTAACAGAGAGCGCGTAGGTGAAGGCGGTACGTCTGCTAAAGGTAACTACCAGTTTACTGATGCTACTTATCGTAGTTACTTGCAGTCTACCGTCAACGCTTATAAAGACGTAGACGCGCCTGTTCCTGAGTGGGTTACAGAAGAACTTAAAAACCCTGAGCGGGATCCTAGATTGTTATCTGATTACCAACAACGTGTTCTTTTGGTGGTAGGTACTCACGCTAGAGCCAAAGACGCTGATATGCAAAAGGCGTGGGGTGAAGGTGATCTACTAGGTTCAGGTAAGAAAATATTTTATACGGCACACTACGGAGCTAAACCAGATCGTCAAACTGTTAAAGTTGTTAATAGAGAGTTTGATAAAATCAAAGACAACGTAGTTACTATACGTCCTACTCCTAAACCAGTAGGGTCAGAACCTCGTTTAGAATCTGAATTAGCCTCTGCACAGATGGAAGCTATGCAGCCTCGTGTTCCTAAAGAGGTTACTGTACCTGAAAGATCAGGTCGCTTTGCTGATATTAAAGTTCCTGAACGCGCTAAAAAAATAGTTCTTGAAGCGGTTGAGACACCTGAAAGATCAGGCCGTTTTGCTGAGATCAAAGTACCTGAGAGAGCTAAGAAAATACTGCTTGGAGAAATAAAAGTTCCTGAACGTTCTGGTATATTCCCTGAAGTAACTGTTGATGCACAGCCTGTACCTACTGAATTGCTTCAAGAAATAGAAACTCCTCGTCGTGCTGGCAAAGTAGATGAAATAGTTGTTCCACAACGAGCACAAAAAGAAGTGCCTGCTCCGTACACAGATTATGAATCTGTAATGGATCAACGTCTTGCTGAAGTAACTACACCTGATAGGAAACAAGTACCTACTGAATTGCTTCAGGAAGTAAGCGTACCTGACAGGAAACTAGCAGAGACGCTAAAGCCTGAAGGTATTGTTATTCCTCAGTCTGCCATTGATCTTATTAGTCCTCCTGAAAAGGAAAGAAAGACTGATGATATTGTTATTCCTCAATCTGCTATTGACATTCGTAGAGAACTAGCCAACGAACAAGGTAAGCGTCTTGCTGCTCTTGTAACAGAAGCGGGAGAAGGCGTTACTCTTGGTTTGCTGGGAGAGATGAAAGCTATAATAGAGTCTGCTACTACTGATAAAACATATGATAGGGCTAAGGCTGAGTATGAGGTAGCACGAGAACAGTTCCGCGAAAACAATCCTGAGTTAGCACAGCTTGCTACTCCTGTTGAGTTGATATCTACTTTACCTACAGGTATTGGTCTTGCTCGTGGTCTAGCTAAAGTAGGTGTTACGTCTATTGCAGCGCAGGCAGGTATTGAGTCTTCTATCTATGGTGTTGCTACAGGTGAAGGGTTTGAAAACAGACTGTTCCAAGGTATAGGTTATGGTGCATTAGGCGCTTTGACAGGAAAAGCCTTTGATAAAATACTAGACCCTTCCTTTACCAAACGGTTTAACACCATTGAAGAGTTCAATAAAGCTCGTGCTGAAGCACAAGAAGAGTTAGTTGTCGCTGCTAGGATGACTAGAGCACCTGAAGATATAACTAATGCAGAACTAGCCACTCAATTGTTAATGCGAGAGATTGAGTTTCTTGGAGATGTTGTAGGTAGACAAGGCGCGTTACCCAAAGACTTAGCACCTTTTTATCAGCGAATGAAAGGGTACGCTGAAGACATGGGTGTGGATATTCGTCAGCTAAACAGAGTAGTACGCTCAGATAAAGCTATCAAAGACTTGCGTAAGACTTTAGATGAACCTTTTGAAACTCTTGATGACATGGCGCATCTACGTCAAGACTTATTAGACATGACTACTGGTCGGCTTGCTGCTGACGTAGGTCGTACGATCCCTGAAGCGCAGAAATTTCTTGTACGGTTTAGGCGTTTAGCTTCTCCTCTTGCTACTCTTGCTGAAGAAACAGTAGGCGTTGCTTTTTCACAGCGTCTTGTTAGGGCTATGAACAGGGTAACAAGGAAACAAACTGAGCTTGACAATATGTGGAAAGGGATGGAACCGTTTAGAGAGCTAGCTTCTTCTAATCCTAAGTTTAACGATCTGTTACTAGACGCAGTTAACCCTCGTTTGACTTTAGAGTTTAAAGAAAAATCTTTGCAGGCTGCTATGAACTTAGCTAAAGCTAAGATAGGTAAAGGCGCTCCTGAAAGACTGCAAAAGTTCTTTGATGACAATGTTGCATTTTCTAGTAGATACCGCAGACAAGTAACAGCGGGAGAGGTAACTCCTGTATGGATGCACTCTGCTCCTGAATCAGTAATGAAAGACGCTTCTCTGAGAACTTACAGAGACAGGGCCGCAGTTAAAGCAGAAGATGCAGCCTCTAAGAATGTTCAGCGTCCTTCAATGAAAGAGTGGAGAGCTGCTAATGCTAAACGTCCTCCTGAAAAACAGCAGGAGTATGCAAATATTTTTGATTCTCACTGGACATGGCAACGCCAGACTCTTACCAGAATGGAAATAGGTGAGCAGCTTGGTTTTAGAACAGCAGGTAAGCCACTTGTTGTAGGTAAAGAGTTAGATAAAAAAGCTTTGAAGGAAGGTGCTAGTGAGCTAGAAGCTACTGCATCTTACGAGGCAGGTAAGTTCCGTTTGTTTGATGACAACATCATTGAAGAAGCCTTAAAACGTGAAGGTTATTCTGACGTACAGATTAAGAATGCACAACAAATTATTGATGACTTAGGTATTAATGCTAACAAAGGAATGGCGAGTGAGCTAGATATGATTCGTAGTCTTGGCTACGTAGGTACTATTGCTAATCCTTACGGCGCTTTAATGAACGTGCATGATTTGTTTAATGCTTCCTTTGAGCTTGGCTTAGGCAACGTAGTTAAAGCTGTGTTTGCTAAAGGCGGTATTGAGTTTAGCCCTGCTGATATGGGACTAGCTCGTCAGGTGTTTGGTGAGTTTGTGCGTAAGGCTCGTAAGGGAACTCAAAAAGATATAGATGCTCTTGGTGGTTATACTTCAGGCAATAGGTTTATTGAGGGTGCTGCTAAAGCCAGTGAAGACTTGCTTGAGTGGTCTATGAAGTGGTCTGGTTTTTCTAAACTAGATCAGTTTGGTAAGAGCCGTATCATGGGTGCTTCTTTTAACAGAGCAAGACAAGACATAGCTGATGGTAGTTTTGATACTAAGTGGCAGTACAGTTTTAGTAAGCCTGAGATACAACAACTAAAGAAAGACATTGCTGATGGTGTTACAGACAGTGAGCTAGTACGTGATCTTGTTATGTTTGATCTGTTCAAGCTACAGCCTATCAACGCAGCAGCACAGACGGCAGCAGGGTTAGCTAATCCTAATGCCCGTATATTTTATATGTTAAAAGGTTTTGCAATTAAGCAGTTTGATTTGATGGAGCGCAGGATATACAGGGAATGGGAAGCAGGTAATAAGAAACAAGCACTAGAAAATCTAGCTAAGTACGTTGTGTTGTCAGGTGGTGGTTACGGTGTAGTTAACGAGGCTCGTCAGGTTCTAAAGGGAGAGTCTCCTGATCCAGTAGAAGGTGCAGTATCTGCTCTTTATCAAATAGGATCTGTTGTTACGTTTGGTGCAATGGG